TACAGCCATCTCGTACATCTGCAATGCGCGGTCAGTAACCCCGGCATCCTTGGTCAGGCGCGGCGCTATTTCGTACGCCAAGCGCCACGCAAAGGCGTCACCGAACATAGGGTCCCACAAACCCTCATCGTCAACGTCCCATGTCCCAACGGCAATGGCGTCTTTCAGGTCGGTGTAGATCAGCAAGCCTTGCGTGTCAGATCCTGTTTGCCATGCGTTCTGCTGGAGGTTCGACGGGGTGTATGTAAGGCCGAGATAATCGTAAATGGTCCCACCAGACGTAGGGATCGTACCGGTTTCGTTAATGAGCCGGTAAATCTTTAGATAGCTGGCAGGATACCGATAGGCATATGCCCATTCAGGATTAGGGTCGGAAGCGACCAAGGCGAGCGTGGTATATCGCTGCGCGAAAGGCCACGGACGCTCGCGTAGCATCGACTGCCGTACGTCCTCATACATAGACTCGCACGCCCGGGCCGGGGCGCTGCTGTCCGTAATGGCGGCAATGGATTGGCCAAAGCCGATGCGGGCCAGGGCTTTATTGCATAGACTGACTTGTGACTGCGCCATAGCCTATATGTTAACACCCGCTTACAAAACACAAGCCCCGGGGCATAACCCCGAGGCCGGTGCAGCAACGCTAACTAACCGGGCTTATCGGCCAGTGTAGTTGTCGTAGCTATTCGCGTAAGCCTTCCAACCGGGGATATTGCCCGCGATGAATGAGGTAAACTTACCGGCGGTCGCGTTCGACCCGCCGATGGTATACCGCAGGCCAACATAACGCTCATAGGTCGCAGTTTCGGGAAGCTGGATCTTAACTACCTGAGCCCCGGCGGTCAGGGCAGCGATCAGCACCGCACCAGTGGTGAAGTGGACCGTCGCGCTGGTGGCGAGGTTGGCCGTGCTGTCCGATTCCAGCGTGATGGTCACGCTAGTGGCGGTAGCAAACGCCTCGGTGCAGAGGACGTACAGGTAAGCCGGCTGACCACGAAGCCCAAGGTCCTTAAGGGCATTGGAAGCGTGGTTAACGTCAATGACGTTCTCGGAAATAGCGGTCGCCGTGACTGCTTGGCTATCCGAGAACTGGGTGTCTTTATCAATACGCATGGTTTTATTTCCTTTCTATGGGTATCAGGTAATGCGGGCTTCGGTCTTGGTGAGCGCGTCACAACGACGCAGTGGGATGCCCCGCCACATCTTCACAACCTTGCCATCAACATTCTCATAGCTAACGCCGCCGCCAGTGGACACGCGGGCGAGAGCCTGCTCGTTCAGGACGGCCGCAACATCGCGGCGCGAGTAGATGCACATCTTGCCTGCACCGGGGTTGTTGATCATATCCACGGCACGCGACAGCAGCTTGGGCAGATCAGCAGCCGAACTGTTGGTCACCAGATTCGAGTGGTCGATGTTGCAGATACGCACAACCTGACGCCAATCCTGCACAGCCAAACCAACGTCCCACAGGAAACGGGTCTGGTAGCCAAGGTAGGTCGAGCCATTGATGCCGGTCGAATCGACGACCAACTGCTCGCCCATATTGCGAACTTCAAGGCCAGCCTTCGACCCCTTCGGGTAGATGCCAGTCACGGCTTCAGGCGACCAACAAACGACCCAGATCGAGGTGTTGTCAGAGCCGGTACCGGCAGCGTCGATAATCTGATCAGCGTTCTCAGCCGAGAGGCTGTTGAAGTAGCTGGACAGACCGGTGAATCGGCCTGGGTTGGTGGTTTCACTCTCATAGAACACGGCGCGAGCCATTTCCTGACCGAGAGCTTCGATGTGCGCCTTGTCCTGAGAAGCGCGATAGGCTTCCGGATCGCTGTATTTCTTGGCAAGGCGGCAGTCAACATTGCTGACCGTGGACATAGTACCAGTGGCAAACTTGACGTTTACCAGAGTGCCCTTGGAAGGCTGAACACCTTCGTTGAAGCGGGGCCAAGTGACAGAGGGGAGGCCCGAACGCATAGCGGCTTGAAGGCCGTCGCTATCAGTACCTTCAACCATCGGCATATCCTGCACGATGTCATTAACCTGATTCAGAACTTCGGCAACGCGAAGCTCCTTACCATCAGCGCCGAACAAGCTGGAGACATCCAGCAGGTTTCCTGCGCCAGTTCCGAGAGTAGCCATTTTAACTCCTTATGTGTTGTATGTGGCTTTATCCGACCGTGGCATAAATCGAGGAGAGTCCTTGATTAGCCTTCTTCGCAGCGGAATCGCCGCGAACAAATGAATCCTCTTTAAGCTTCGCGCCGATGTCGAGAAGGGCGCGGAACAGAATGGGGTTATTGGAGAGGTTCGCCTCGGAGATCGACTTTCGCGTCTCAGGCGAGAGAAGATCGTTGGCGCGGCGGGCTTGGGCCACGGATGCATCCCAATTCTTGCCGCCGATGACCGGGTCGGCCTTCAGTTCGTCCACCCATCTCTTGGTGGCCATCTCCTGGAAATCAGCTTGCAGCTTTTCAACAAGAGACTTCTGGGCACCAGCCTCGCGCTCAAGAACTTTTTGCGCTGTTTCGGGGGACAGCTTGTGCTCCTTGGCAAAAGCCTCTAGCGCCTTCGTGTCGTATCCATCGGGCGCGTCCTTGAACTCATAAACAGGCTCGGGGGCTGCCTTCTCGGTGGGCTCAGTCGTAGGCGTCGCTGCCGGTTGGGCGGAGGTTTCGCCAAGGAGGGCTTCGGTCTTGGCCGGTTCTGGGGATGTCTCACCAACCAATCCACCGCTAACAGGCGCGGGGGTTGAGGGAGTTGACATGTTGGTGGGTTCGTCGGGCATATGGATTAGTTAACGTTTACTCACATTCAGATGTAACGCAAGTCTTTTCTTCATCGCCATTATACCGCTCAGACACCATAAGCCGGTACCACTCCGGGTGCTGCGTGATGATCTCGCGCTCAAGTGCCCTAGCCGTAGCCTGGACCCCGAGAGCGTAATACGTCATGTTGGTTTCTAGCTTCATCGGGTCTGATTCGACCGGGGAAATGAGACGCCACGCAAAGCGCCGACCGGCTTGCGTCTTGAGGATGAAGTCAAGATCCAAGTACGGTTGGTTCGTCTTGGCCTTCACTTCAAGAACTCCGCGCCGGAGCCGTGCGAGTCGGTCTGGTAATGAATGTCAAACTCGAAAAGGCGGGCGTCCGCCGCATAGGTGTCGCCAGCGTCGTCTGCCATTCGATATATCCTCCAGCAAAGCATCTGCGATAGCGACAACAACGATCCCGGAATGACATCAAACGCGGTGATGGCCTCTCGCTCGGCCGTGTTAGCTGACGAAAGCGCATCAACCCCAACAACAGGCCCAACCCATGCGTCGGCCGTGGCACCGCGTCTGATGATGCGGTAGTAGAAATGCCACACCACGTTCCCGGCGGCTGACGTTGTTTTTGACCAATGGATATGTGGGCGAAGATCGGACCCGATTTTCCACGTGTGTGGTAGCTGCGCAGCCCCGGCGATCATTTCGTTCGTCACGTTGTCGAACAGCAGAGTGCCGGGGAATCCGCTCTCAGTCGTATCAACGGCAGGGGCCGCAACGGCACCAGCCGGGTTGATCGCCTGCGCCGGGAAGCGCAGATCGTCCCATTCGTCCGACACGAATTGATCAGCGAAATCTGCATCTTCAAGTCGTACATTGGCCGTGCCTGTGCTGATCATGGCGGACAGCATACGAACGTCAGAGCCGTCCGGGAACGTCACTGTCACATTGCCGTTCGCCGTGAACGTACTGAGCAGTCGCCAGCCTTCGCTTGCTGCGCTCCTAGCCTGGAGCATGATTGCACCCGTCCACGTCCCGCCAACCTGAGCAACACACCGGTCGCCACGCTTGACGCGGACGACACTGGTTGATTGCTCGCTTGCCGTAAACTGCGCGTGAACGATGCTCATTGGAAAGCCCTTGTCTGGTTAACGAGCGCGGATAGTGCGCTGTCTTGCTCGATCTTGGTATCCGATAGCACCTTTGCCGTATCGGCCTGAACCTGCGTATCCTGCATCTGCTGCTGCTGCGCCTGCTGCTGTGCGCGCATTTCTCGCATACCTTTGATTTCGTCCGGGGATGACATCGTCCGCGCATCGACGCCAAGGCGTTCCCAATACTGCGTAACAAACTTGTCAGCGTCCATGATGTCGGTGACTTCGGGCCGGATTGTGCCAACCTGACCCATGATAGCCAGAGCGCGGTCCATGTTACCAATGCCGACCATCTTCATGGCCTGCGCCATCACGCTGACGTACTCGATCGTGAACGGGGTTCCCTGGAACTGCGCCGGTGGCTCAGGAAGAATTCCCCTGCGGTTGCAGATGTTGTAGGCGCGATTAACGAATGGATCCAGAAATTCGTTGCTGAACTGCTCGTACGTCGTGGCAAGCGAGTTCATCTTCTCGTCGGCAAGCTCTTCAATCTCGCGGGCCTTTGTCCCTGAACGGCGATTGTCAGCTACCATCATGAACTGGTTATAGAAGAAAGCATCCTTGATCTGCGAGCGCAAATCCTGAACGCCCATCATAACGCCCTGCGTGTCGAACTGGACTTGGTATGTCGGACGGATTCCGTCCTGTGCAGAACGCGAGTCGTGGTAGTTAACGGCTCCGGCGAACGTCTCAATGGTCGTGCGGCGGGACGACTCGGGGGCGTTGAGCGGCGGGTTTACCTGTTTCTCCCACGCCTTGTGGATTTGCTTCCATGCGTGCTGAAGCTCCTTGATGGACCCAAGGATGATCTGCCCGGGGCAGTCCTGCCCGTACACGTCATCACCCATCGACTTCCAGCGCACCGCGATAACCGGGAACTCATCGTATCCGGACTCACGCAGAAGCTTGTCTGTGTCGCCTACGGCCTCCATGTAACAGGACATGAACTCCTTATCGAGAGTCCTGCCATCGTATGCGTCGTTAGGTCCGACGTAGTGCCACACCTCAAACCGGCCTTTGTCGCGCAGGTTCTTGTTATCGAACGCCTCTTTGACTTTATCAGACAGGTTATCGTATCCAAATGCGCTGGCCATCTGCCGGGCGGTCATCTGGATCTTGCGGAACATCTGGTTCACCCGCTGATACGGATCAACCCCGAGGTAGTAGCTACCCGCCGGAAGAGTCTCGCAGCGGAAGTGGGTCTTGTTATCCTCTTCAACAAGCATCGCGGCCGTGCCGAACAGGGCGCACTGCTCGTAAACCTTGCTGGCCTCCTGATAGAAATTTGACTGGAGGATGTATCCGTCCATCAGTTCGTTCGTCTCAGCGAGGTATTCCTTTACCTCGTGATCCCCATTAAAGCGAGCATCTGACGCTTTAAACGCCTTCCACGGGCGCGATGACGGCGTGATTCCAGACGAGAAAAACGCCACCAGAGTACGGCAAGCGAGAGTAGCGGTGGGATCAATGATCTTTTTGTTTGCTTTATTGCCACGGCTAGTCCAATCATCGTCGAGCCAACGATATGAGCGGGGGTAAGTGTAGTCGGCAATGTCCTGCCAGTGAGATTCAAAGCTAGAGCGGGCTTCCTCAATGGACTTGCACGTAGCCTTGAGAATGTCGCGCTTCGTTTCTTTCATCATGCACCTAGGAGTTGTTTCTGCGCAAATCCGCCGCCAGGAAGTCCAAGCGGGCTGGTCTTAATCGTGCCCTTGCGGCTATTGGCAAGCATCTGGGCTCGGCGCTTTTTGTCGGCCGCGGCGGCTTCGGAAACGATTTTAGCGTCGAGTTCCTTTTGATCCGCTCCAGCCTTTTCAGAGTTGTACATGTCAACAAGATCCTGGTTTTCCGTATCAGGAAGTGGCTGCGTCATAGCGGCTACTTGCTGACCACCAGCGTATGCGCCAGCGGCAGTCGCCGCAGTGAGCGCGGAACCGGAAGCGCCCAAGCCAGCAGCCGCGCTAGAGGCGAGTCCGCCTGTGTAATACGCAGCAACATACGGAGCGGCCTTATTGACTACATTCTTAACACCCTGCGGGGTGTTTTGCGAAATCTTGGTTTGCTGCCATGCGTGAACCATCCACGGGCTTATT